CCAGAAGATTTAGAAAGAATTGCAGCGGGTGTCTTGAGAGAGATGCCCGTTAATTTTTCAACGGTTGATGTCCGTGATTTATTTACCGAACTTTTGTTCGGGTTTGGCATGAATCCTAATGACGTGCCGATGTTTTGTTTGTTGTTAATTGACAAGTATGTTGCGGATAATAACATGACTGCTTCTAGGGATTGATTTGTTCGGGTTTTTAGCCTAAATTTGCCATAACTCGTTGGAGAAGTATCATGAGATTTAGTCCCGCTGCTGCAATCGAAAATGCCCGTTCTTCTGTTACTTACGATAATTCCGGTGGAAACACTATTGGATCAAGTGACCGTGGGGTTCTTTACACCGAACTCACCCCTGATGGTCCGGTAGTATCTTTCAATGGGTATGGCAACAATGAGATTGTTACTTTTGACAGCGAGGAAGAGGGTCGTCAATTTTTAGATTCTGGGCAAACGTATGCTAATTACAGGCCACCCAGCGGTCCCAGAAGAACTTTATCTTCGCTGCGCGAACGTAACAGACCTAGACCTGAAAGACCTGAAACAACTATACCGGGACAACCTTCTGCGGATGAGTCTGCACAAGGTGGTCTTGGCGATGCACAGACGGATTTTGATTTATCTAGTGTAGACAATGCTCAGATACCCGGATTAAAGGGTTCTGTTAGAAAGATGGCTAACGGTAATTTTAGTTACTCAACATATAACAACGCATCTGACACTTATTCAGGCAACGGTCGATCCACTACACGCGCTGTACGCCCTGAAGAAATGGCAGATATTATTGGCGTTTCTGTAGGTGAATTAACAGGAGCGCCTACTACTCCTGCAACGATTCGCCCTCCATATGCTGGACCGACCGATTTAGACAGAATTTCGGCTGGTCTTCTTGGCGATGCACAAACTCAGTCCGGTGGCATTGCCGATGCACAAACTCAGTTTGACGATCTAACTCCTGCTGAGTTAGAAATGAAGATGAATGAGGAGCAGGCTGGTCAGAAACGCCAACAAGAACTGATGAATAAGATTGCTGCAAAATTCGATCCCGAGACTGCTGCGAATTTTGATCAAGATTTTCAAGATGCCGACACATCTCCTGTTGCGGATTATCTGCTGTCACAAACTCAGTTTGATACCAGCCCTCAAGATATGTTTGGCCGTATTATGTCTGAAAAAGACAACATGGATTTGGATTTTAACGGCAATGGTAGCGTTACTCCCGAAGACGCAAGGGTTTATGCTCAACAGCATGCTGAACAGCAAACAACCACTTCGGCTACCACACCACCAACATCAAATGCTGAGTCTGGCGGCAATAATCCAAGGGCTGGTTCAGAGCCTGTTTTTTATTCTATGGTTGCTAGTGGTGAAATTTTCGGCCCAGTGCCAGCAAGTGAAGTTCCCAGAAGTGGTACGAATATTAGGACTACAAGACAAGAGACACAAAGTTTAGTAGATGCATCAGGCGTAGCTAAATTACAACGAGAGCCTGATAGTTCTGTTGATTCGTCCACGTCCCAAACTGATACGTCTGGCGGTCTTGGCGATGCACAAACTCAGTTTGATACCAGCCCTCAAGATATGTTTGGCCGTATTATGTCTGAAAAAGACAATATGGAATTAGACTTTAACGGCAATGGTAGCGTTACCCCTGAAGATGCCCGGGTTTATGCAATGCAGCATGCTGAAAATACAGCTTCAAACGTAACTTCTCCGAACCCGAACAACTTCAATTACAACGAGGGTTTTGAATCAGGCGAGGGCAATACGATTGGCACTAATGACAAGGGTGTTTTGTCTAAAAATTTACTACCGGGCGGTGGGTTTGAGTACCAATTTATAGATCACAGCGGAAAAGTTGTTGAGAACTTTGGTACGGATTTAGATAATGCCAAAGGTTTCTTAGAAGGCAAACCACCTACTACAGTGGCCCCGGTTGTTACTGCTGACCCTGTTGTTGATGACCCTGCTGTTGATGATGTGTTTGATGTTGATTCTGTTGTTGATTCTGTCCCTGACCCGATTGAGACTGTGGCACCTACTATCCCTGAGACTGTAGCACCTACTATTCCTGACCCGATTGAGACTGTAGCACCTACTGTCACTGAGACTGTGGCCGATCCAATAGAAGAAATACCTGTAGCAGCCCCGCCACAAATAGGTGAAGAGGGCAATCCCGGCATTACTTCATTTGGCAATATGTCTGCTGGTGATTTGCAGCGTCAAATAAATCGCGGCAACATAGCACCTGATAATGTGGCTAATGCTCAAGCTAGAATTACGCAGCTTGAAAACGAACAATTTACAAAACCACAAGGCATTCTTGCCGCTCCCGGTTTGACGCCAGTTAATACACCTCAACAAGATGTTTTGGCTATGGAACGGCGACGTCAAATGGCAAAAAACCCCGTTCTTTTTCAAAGAAGAGTAGGTGGCCCTGCTGATGGTCAACCTATTCAACAGGGAAATCTTGGTCAACCAGTGATGAGCGACAGGGATTCTTATATAAATCAACAAATTGCTCCTGTACTTTATCAAAGCAATGAGGACTATAAAACTGGCAGGCAGGCGGCAGGGGATCGCTATGACGAAAACTCTAGTGTGTATCAACCAGATAATTTATCTAGCGGTTTAGGCGGCGCGAATCCTAATGGTATGGGGGGCGCAGGACAGGGTGGTTTTCAGTTCCCTATGCAGAGAGGCAACCCCAATCAAGCTATTAGAGATGGAGCTATGAATCGGTTAAGTGGACAACCTGCCGAGACTCAACCGCAGCAAACACCTTATGCGCAAAATTCCGGTTACGGCATGACGATGGATAGACACGGCACTCAAAGCGCCACCCCTCAACCTGCCTATGGTGCTGCTTCGCCCCTCTCTAATATCCCGAGCGTTCAGCCCCAATCGCCAGCATATTCTGGTTTTGATACTGGGGGTTACACGAGCTACAATACACCTGCTGTGCAATCTCCTTACCCCGCGCAATCACCTTACGGCGGCTAATAAAAAACCCCGCCTAAATATAGGCAGGGTTTGTGCTTTTTAGCATGTGAGTTGGGATTTAATAACACCTACCACCTTTAAAGTGTGAGAATGGCATTTTTTTGTTCGTGTTTCTGCTAGAAAACTCGTATATTGTTTCGCCATGTAGCTGTCTGGATACCAAAATACCCTCTTTTGTTAACCCTCGCAGAAGTTGATTTGCTACCTCTTCTTTTACTTTCATTTTTTTTTGCAAGTCTTTGACTGTCCATGCGTCCCTAGTTTTTACTGCGTCGAATGCTACTGCGCTTAGATCAATATTTGCGCCGTAGTTTCTCCCAACGATAGCCTGTGATGGTTGTGATACTAGCTGCATTCGCAAGTTTTCTATTCGCGCAGCTTCTATTAAATCTGGATTTAACATTAAATTTTATGCCCCCACTGTCTAAGTTCCCGAACATATCTGTCTAGTTCTTCCCGCGCTGCAAATAGATTGTTTTTTGCATTGGGCAGAGCATCGTTTCGATATGCTTCGTCTTGGTTTCTATCCACTCGTTGTCTTAGGAATTTAAGTTCCGATTCTTGTGCTGGTGTTAGTCCCACATTTTCCCCCTTTGCTAAATAAGTATGGGTCTTATTTAAATATTTAACGTAGCAATTTCATACACTTAACAAAACGGATTTAAATACGCGTTTAAATCCGTTCCCAAGTATTAGCACAAAATAGCACTACAGTCAAAGATTTTCTCGCGCTGTTCTGGCTTCATATTCACCAGTAGACAGCATGCCGCCTGTAACGCCTAACCACTTCTTTGTGCCGCCCTGCGTCAGTCTATATGTATCTACACGCCCAGCCTCTTGCAGTGCTGTTATAGTGTTTTTAATAGTAGTTTCTCTAGCTTCCTTTAAGGCTATTACGCAAGGTTCGCCCGATGCACTTGTTGCTATTGCATCAAATGCACCATCACCTGCACCGCCTTTCGTGATTGCGTTTCCTTCGCGTTCCATCATGGCGATGAAATCCTGCATATGCTGCAAGCGTTGGCGTACAGGTTCAGACATTTGACTATTTGCAGCGCGAATATCATCTGATCTATCTTCCAACAGACCTGTGTTCGGGTTTCTAATGAAGTGACGAATATCCCGATTGGCTGGGCCGTTTGATTTAACAACCGCACCATCAAACACAGCGTTGCGTGAATAGGTAACTTGCAAGTCTTTACAGCGTTGCCGCCCTGTTTTTTCTTCCACGTTCCAAACGCTAAATGCGCAGCGCACACCATCGACAATAGCAGACGTACCCCTAATGAGATTACGCGCTTGCTCTGGTGTTGTGACTGGATCGTTGTCCTTGATCTTAGCCATGTGGTGATTAACCATGACTGTCGCGCCTGTTTCAGTAGAGATTTGTGCAAGCATACCCATGAACGCAGCGCCAGCGGCGGGATCAGCGTTTACATCTGCGTGAACAAACGATGCCATTGGATCAATGACAAGCAGTGCGAGGTTTTGCATTTCCAGTATTTGATCGTATATGCGCCCGAACTCTTCACCCATAACGTATGAGGTGTCGATCTTTTGCATGATTGGAAACACACCGCCAAGGTTGGGCAGCGGTAGGATTTTTAAATTGTTCGGGTAGTGTTCCCGTTTACAGAGCGGGTCCATTCTTTCAATACGCCTGTGCATTTCATCCTTGTCATCTTCTGCTGACAGAATGATTGCATCCCCGTGCGTTGATACAATGCCACCGAATGAGGATTGCATGGATTCGCCCGATGCGACTTTCATAGCCAGATCAAGCGTCATCATGCCTTTGCCGCTATCGCCAGCCGCAGCAAAGATAACCGGAACGGCCAGAGGTATTGTATTGCCAATCAGGTATTGTTGTTCGGGTGCATTACCCACAAAATACTTACTGATGTTTAGGCTGTCATCAAGCAGATGGATTGGCTTTTTAACTTTGCTTTCGCTTTGCCGAATAAACCTATGCACATCAAATTGTTCGTCTAATGCGTCCGCAGCGTCCCACTTTTCCGGTTTTCCGAATGGCGCTCTAAGCATGACAGTTGATTTTGCCCCGGCTGCTTTTGCCAGACGTTCTACAAGCACGGCCAGATCATGCCCTGCCTTGTCATTATCGGGCCATAGAACAACATCTTTGCCGTTTAGTGGGGAGAAGTCGAACTTATCCGCTACACGGTCTGACAGCATGCCTGCACCGCCGATTGTGGTAGTTGCAGCAAACCCCATACTTGTTAGAGCATCAGCACATTTCTCGCCTTCCGCCCAGATAACCTTGTCCGATGCCAATATGTTCGGGATGTTATATAGTGGTCTAGGTTCTGGAAGACCCATACGCCCATCCATAAACTGACGGAATTGTTTCTTGGTGTTACCTTCGCTGTCTGTCTCAACGTATTTCCTGACAGAAACAAGCACTACACCATCCTCATCTGTGTAGGAATATTCAGCATCAAACGGAGTGCTTAAATTGTATACCTTTTTTGCGCTTACTTGTTCGGGTTGCTGAATAGGTATTGGCTCTGGCTGTCTTGCCAGTTCGGGTTTGATTGGATTTTCTGGTGGTGGTGTGTGTTCAATACCGAGAAAGGTTTGATAGTGCGCCGACACTTCTTTCAGCGTCCATCCTCTTCCTTCCATTAGGATTTTGGTGATGCCACCAACCCCTGCCCCTGTTGCCCAATCCTGACCCCGCATAAAGTTCGGGTTATGAATGTCGATATTTAATTGAAGAGAACTACCAGCTTCGCCTTGGAATGAACCGATCATAAACGTTGTTCCATGACGCACACCGTTTGGGTATGTATCAAACAAGTCTTGCAACTGTGCTGTTCGAGGCACAAGGTCGGAGATTTTGTCGGTCATTTGGCTGGTTGTGTTGCCAAATCTTAAAATTGTCATTATATTGTCCCTATCACTCATCCTGATACAAAATGTGGGGTGTTCATTTGCCCTTTGAACGCCTCACATGATTGTTCATTGCTCCCAACACGCATTCTGATATTCACAGAACTTGCAAAGAAAGAAATCTTTGCTTTGTGCGATGCGTGGTAGAATGTCATTTGCTTTTGCAGCCGTCAAGATATTTACTGCCCTATCACTAGCTTCTTGAGCAAGCTTTTGATTAAAAGGAATTATTTCGTAATATATCTCGCTGGTATTTTTATTCACCACAGTAAACAAACATGGATTTTCAGTCAATTCCATGTAAGCCTGATACAGCGCAACCTGTGTGGCATACACTGGGTTTGCCTTAGCAGTCCCGTGCTTTTCAAACGCTCTGAACTTGCTGTCATTGGCTGATTTGCATTCCCACAGCATAGGATAGGACGCTGGCACTGGGCCATCACAGATCACACCGTCTATGTGTCCTTTAATTTCCCCATCAGCGATAGAGAACCCAAACTGCTTGCCATCTTTATGTTCTGTGCGCAGATCAAACCCTGCGTCCCTTAACCACTTGGCTGCATAATCTTCTATCTCATGCCCAAACTGAAAGATGCGCAGCGTTCTTGCTGAGAAATCTTTGTCTGGATCGCTTGGGTGGTTGAGGTATCTGTATTGTATTTTGCGTGAGCATTCATCACCGATGCTAGATGCACCGATGTATTTACGCCGTTCACGCTTTTTCTCGTTCTTCAAGATGCCCTGATCCACAGCGTCTTTAATCTGCAAGGCCAGAGGATCAATTTTAGAAGGGGATTGACGTACTAGGCCAGCGGCCCGTTGACTTATAGTAGGCTTCTTCAAGTTGTCCGACATTGATTGTCTCCGTTAGCTTTTTTGATTCTTGCAGTGCAAATATCAGCACTTGGACTTGTTCTTCTGTCAGGTCGCAAAACCGTGTACCCCAGCCAAAGTATCCAAGTATGAATGATAGTTCTTTCATTGGCTCTGGCGCTGACTCAAATTCGTGACTCAATGTATTGTCCCTTCATGTAACCCGAACAAATCTGCGGCTTGGTTTAGTAATTCTTTTGAGACTTTTGGATTTTGAAAAATTCCACTACCGACTTTTTTCTTATTTGCAAAAATATCACCGCTTCCCCCGATACAAAGTTCCTTAGAATTATCCATGTGTTCAGAGAATGCTTTACCCGCCACGATGTTTATTTCGTCCATGTCATCCCAATCTTTTACAAAGCAGACTATTTTATAGTCTTCGCACAAAACTTGACTGTCCTTGAAGACTATAGCTGTTAAGTGTATTTCAATCCGCGACATCTGCTATCCTTTCAACGGCTGCATCAATTTGTTCTTTATTCCACAGGTAATTCAACCAGCATGCGGCTTTGTATTTTGTCCATGAGAAATCAAATGCAGCTACATCCACGCCATGCCTTCTTAGAATTGTTCGCTGCTTGTGTGAGGCGTTTTCATTCAGCCAACGCTTAGATTTGTTAGCTGCTTTGCCATCCTCAATTTCGCGCAGGAAGTCATCTGCTGCTGACATAGCCTGCACCTTGCCCCCAATAGCCACTGAGCGCACCTTATGTCCGGTCTGAGCCTTGACTAGCCCAATGGACGTACCTCCCACTGTACCGACCACCCCAAAGCCGTTGAAGCCCATTGCCATCATAAACGAACCATTGCCGCTCATGTCTAGCCACTTAAAGGGAGACAATTCCATCAGGTCGTATTCGGTCAGAGTGAAATCAACTAGCTCTTCTTTGCCCTGACT